AGATAGGGTAGTGGCAAATACATTTTTAATATCAGATACGCACTTTTCTCACAACAATATTCTAACTTTTAAAAATGAGGATGGTTTGCCTTTGCGTCCATTTTCTTCGGTTGAAGAAATGGACGAGGAAATGATTAAACGCTGGAATGAGACAGTAAAGCCTAATGACAAAGTTTACCATCTTGGAGATGTTGCCATTCCTAAGAGAGGCTTAGATTGCTTGGCAAGATTAAATGGTGATAAGATTTTGATTAGAGGCAACCATGATATTTATAAACTAAAAGACTATACAAAATACTTTAGAGACATAAGGGGTTATCATGTTTTAGACCAGATGATATTTAGTCACATTCCAGTCCATCCCGATAGTAAGGGAAGATTTAAAGCTAATATTCATGGACACTTGCACGCTAGAAGAGTGATGATGGATAGTGACATTGAGATTAGCGGTGATGAGATAAAAATAGAAAGAATTATAGACCCTTATTACTACTGCGTTTCAGTAGAGAATATTGATTATAGACCAATTGCTTTTGAAGAAATTAAATCAATTATAAATGCAAATATATAAGAGGATTAAACCTTTATCAATCAACAAAGCCTTCCAAGGCAAGAGATTTAAAACAAAAGAATATAAAGACTACGAAGCAGAGTTGCTATACACAATGCCTCAATGCCTTAGCTTTCCAAGCACACCTTATTGCGTTTCTTTTGAGTTTGGATTCAGCAACAAAGCAAGTGACATTGACAACCCCGTTAAGCTTATCACTGATATCATGCAGAAGAAATATGGCTTCAATGATAAAGAAATCTATCAGATGAATCTTGTTAAAAAGATCGTACCAAAGGGTGAGGAGTATTTTAAAGTTGTCCTAGAAACTCTAAGCTAAACCATGTCAAGTAATTTATTTTCAAAAATAATAATTTTTTTATTGCGTATTATAAAAAGGGTCATTATAAATCACTCATCTTGAAAAAGATATTCCTCAGCAGTTTTCTATTAAAAGGATGGAAAGTTTGTAGCTGCTGGGGAGTTAGAATATTTTTATGGCGAGGGTGGACGAGTATGTTAATGTCAGTTTGTCAGCGGTCGACCAGTAGGCAAGCCACCAGTATAATTAGATTTTAAAGAATAGCGAATTAATTACTCGTAAATGCTTTAAACTAATTTGGTTTCGCAGGTTACAATCCTGTCCCTCCCACCAAAATATTTTTCTAAGCCACATTAACAAAGAGCGTCATGCTCAATTGCTTTGATATGCAATAAAATGAGTTTGTTGGTGTGGCGCAGTAAGGTATTTTAATAATTAAGCGAGATAAAATTTTAGGGGAATAAATGCAAAATAAACCAAGTTCAAAAGTTATTCAATCAATCACAAATAAATCAACTGCCGTTTGGACAGTTTTGTGTGAGGATGGTTCAATATGGTCTAAAACTACGGGGGGAGATTGGGTTTGCATCCTCGAAGCCCCAACGCAACCTAAATCTGATCTTCCTGAAGTGGGGAGTCGGTGGAGGTATAAAACAGAAAACACAATTCAGCTTGAAATTCTTGCAATTTTACACCGCCCTGTTGCCTTCCAAGTGGAATTTCGCAATGGAGAAATTGCAGAGAGGGATCTTGAGCAATTACTAGAATTATACGAACCAATCCCGACACAATCGGACAATAAGGAGTAGAGATGCAAACTAAAACACTAAGCGAGAGAATCGCGGAAATTATCAACATTAAAAAGAATCTCACGGAATTTTATTCCGTTAATGAGTTAAAAACTCAAGCAGCAGAAGAAAAAAAGGTGATTGATGAATATGCTGGATTGATAGCGGATAGATTCATTTTAGGAAGTTATATTGATTTAATCGACGAAGTTCTGCCGCTAGTCACTGAGCTTCAAGCAAAAAACGCAGCACTACTAGCTAAGAACAAAGAGCTTGAAGAAGAGGTGGGTATGGAGTGGAACTGGGCCGAGATGGCAAAAGAGATTAAACGCGGGATTATAACTACAGATAAACTTAACAAACAAGGAGAGTAAATGAAACATAGATATATTGTAACGGGAATCCCTAGAAATTTTATTTTAAGACGGATTATTAAAGAAATTTGCTTAATCAAAAGAGCTGGAAAATTTCCAAAGAATCAAAATGGGTATGTTGTAATATCTGAACAGTTTCGCAAAAGCGCTAAAAGTAAAAGTTTGATTTTACAACATTTTCCTAATTTATCTTTGGTTACTTGGTGCGATATTAAGCATCAAAACGATGATTTTTTTCCAATACACCACCCAAATAAGATTTTACTGGAATTTTTGATTAAAAATTTAGTAATTAGGTTTGGGTATTAATTAAAAAATGAGGGCAAATGAAAGGTAAAATATTCAACGCACAAGAAGTACAAGGGATAATAGCGGAGGTAGAAAATGATTAAAACACTAAAACAATATTTATCTCTTAAGAGGTTATATGATTTTTTAGTTAAGAAAGGAATTTGTAAACCATTAGAGCAAGTAAAAAGAGAGCAAAAAATTTTCATAGAAGCCAGAAAAATTGAGGCGGCTAAAGACCATTTGCGGTTTATGAAAACCACTATTTTCAAAAAACATTACAAGAATAAGGTTTGGAAAGATTTCTACAACTCAAATAACTAAAAGCTTATGATCAAATCAATAAAAGGCGCAAAAGTAATTGTAAAATGCAAATGCTGCAAAGAGGAGTTTGAAGCATCGCCGTGGGTTTGGTCAATTTCTTACGAGGTATTAAATGCAAGATAACTTGTATAGATGTAAAAGTTATTTAGGTTATTCAGTTACTGAGAATGGCAAAGTATTTTCTCATAGAACTAGGAGAGGAATAAAAGGCAAAAATCATGCTGGATCAGAACTTGTAATAGATTATAACTATAAAAGATTGTTAAAACCAACTAAAAATAACAAGGGGTATTTATCACTGACTATAAAAGTAAACAATAAATTAAAATCAAGGCGGGTTCATAGCTTGGTGCTAGACGCTTTTTATGAAAAACCATTTCAAAATGCAATATGTCGTCATTTAGATGGGAATTGCTTAAATAATCACTACACTAATTTAAAATGGGGAACTCTACAAGAAAATGCTGCAGATCGGAAAACTCACGGAACTTATTATCGAGGTCATGAGCATTGCAATTCTAAATTAACTTTAGAGCAAGCTACTTATATTAAACAAAGCAAGAACAAGGTTAGGTTATTGGCAGAAATTTTTAATGTGAGTATTTCCACAATAGAAGGGATAAGATATGGCAAAACTTACAAAAACATCGAGGTGGTGAAATGAGTAGCAGAGCAAGAAGGTTAAAAATAGATCCAATTTTGTTAAAAATAGCTAGGAAAAATGACCTATTCACATGGCGATTAGGCGATTGGGATATTGTATTAAAGCCAACGAAAGGCTATCACGTTTTTAATCGAAAAACTGGCAGCGGCAATATCGCCAAGTTTTATCAGGAATTTTATGAAATTACTAAAAATTAAAAGATCAAAATAACATGACAAATAAAATGCCGGTAGTGGGTCAGAGATATAGACATAAAAAAACCAACTCTTTATATAGATTGGCTTTTGGATTGGGTTATAGTGATTATGTTGCTGTAAATGAGCAAGACTCTAAAAACACTTTTTTCTATTCTGATGCTCCTTCCTCAATTAAATTATTTTGGGAGAATTTCGAAGAACTCCCAGACTCTAACTCGCAGGAAAACGAGGAAATGCAAGATATTTCAATATGTTTTAGATGTGGCAAGAAAGGGGGGATAGACTCGGAACACAACTGCAATAGGTTTGCAGGACTGGGTGGAGGGGGCGGTGGAACTATTACCCCCAATCCAGTTGACCTTGAGAAGAAGGAAGTAAACGAAGTTGAGAGGGCTTCGGAATGGCTTAAGAAGGTTCTTGATAAATCAATGGGTTTAGATATGAAAAAGAAGCCAGTTGTTTCTCTTGAGGGGGCCGCACAAAGTTTGCTTGCTGCTTTGGAAGCTGAGAAAACAAAAGGAACAACCGAATCCGAAAACAAGTATTTCCAAGCTGGCTGGATTGCTGCCAGAGCAATGTTTAGAAAAGCTAGTGATGAAACAAAAGAGGCGATGAAGCTTTTGCAATTCCAAGTAGATAATAACTGCAAAGAATACATTAATGAAGTTGACCCAAGATTCTTACCGCCGTTATTTATCCGAACTTTAGAAAGAGCTAGAAATCTTTTACAGGCTTTGAGCAAGCAGTTTACTAATAATGATTTGTCGAAACCAGAGCCTAAAATCGACATGAAAGAAAAATGTGTCGAGCCAGTGAGTATTTGGAAGGATGTTAGTGAGTCAATTTACCACTGCAATTTTTCACCAGATCAACTTTGTCTATATGAAAAGTTCATTGAATCTTTCGAGCAAATACAGAAGGATATTCAAAAACTTATGAGGAAATAATGAAAAGAATGATAGAAATAGGAAGTCAATGGAAATCGCGAGACAACAAAATAGTCACGGTTGATTTTGTAAAGAATAATTTGGTTGTTTGGACTTATGAATTTAATGATAGAGAGCAAATGACCTTGTCATCTCATAAAGATCATTTTTTAAAAGATTTTAAACAACTTAAGCTATAGTAGCTTTGCTATACTTTTTTAATTGCATTAAAACTACTTCTGCCGAATATTCTTACAGCGAGAAACATTGACCCCCTTTTCCATTTTGGGACTTTTAAAACTTCCATAGCTTGCAGGAAGAATAAGTCAGCATCTTTTCTTTTAATGAATTCGGGCCTATCTTTTGAATAAAGGTAGTCGTGAACCATAGCAGCTTTATTATAAATTCCAATCGGGGGGAAGATCGGATAGAGGATGCTAGGGGTTGACGCAAAGTCAGTTAAAAACCCTTCTGGAATAATAATTTCGCGCAAAATATTTCCAAACTTATCAGCATAATAAAATCTGAAGGCGCGCTTTAAAATCCAGCTATTGCCTACGCTCTCAACCAATAATTCTTCGGTAAATTTCTGAGTTGTCATAATTTTTGAATTTAAACTTTACATAAAGTTTCTTCCGAAGTGATAACTAAAGTAAATTCTTTAGTGTCGCCAAGAAATTTCATTAATTTATCCATAGCATCTCTTGATTGACTAGCCATCCATTTCTTATGGGTCGGAATCTTAGGGTCGTTCTTAGGGTTCATATTTTGAATTGTGATGGCGGGAGCTATACAGCCTTGTAATTCTTCAATCCAGTTGGCGCAGTGTATTCTAACGCCTTGCCAGCCACCAGAAATATTCATTATCTCGAAAGTATATTTCTTAAAACGATTGCTGTATGTCCATTTAACTTGATAAGCTCCTTCAGGTATGCAGCAACTCTCATTTAATTTGGTGCTTGGATTATTTCTTCTGAATTTCTCTAAACCATGAAATCTAGGGCGTTCAAAGGTTTTGATGATTTCTTTACCATCGCAGAGTAAACGGCCTTTGGTTGCTTCTGGTGGGTAGTCTCTTATTAGGGTTAATTGCATATTAATCTATGTCACAGGTTTCTTGTTCTTCGTTGCTGAGATACGCTTTGCAATATTCGCAAGCGTTCTGATTATTGGAGATGATAAACTCCTTGTCCTTACGACTATAAATTGTTTTAGACTCAAAATATATAAGATGAGATCCAAGACAAATATCCTTACTTAGTTTTATTTCTTCTTGTCCATTTTGGCATGCGCTTATCAAGATCAGACTCGCTAAGACGAGCAATTTCTTGCTTTGTTTTATTAATTTTTTCAACATCACTAACCACCTTTTTATTTTTATTGATTGAGACACTTTCTTTACCAGCTTTAAAAGCCATTCTTCTGGCTATAAGAGCCAAAATTATTAAAAAGCCATTAACAAATGTCTTGATATTACTTAAGATAAATTGAGTCATTACATTAATCCGATTAAATATTTAGCACCAGTTACACAATCTGCAATTGATATTTTTGCCATAAATAGGAAAAGGCCGCAAGAGAGGCAAACAACAAAGAAGGTTGATTGTAGCTTTGATTTAAATATAAGTTGGGCTAATTTCCACCAAAAACCTAACCATTCATGAACTATTTTGTAGGCCATTTCTGCGTTAGTTGGGGGTCTATCGCATTGATTAGTCATATTATTTATTAAGTTTGGTTTCTATTTTTTCCAAATATTTTAAAATCTCAATTTTAATCAAATCTTCATTTTTATTATGATGATTTAAAGCTTCTGTAACTACGCTTTTAAAATAAGCTCGACCTTCGGGAGAATACATTACATTTCTAACAGTCTTTTCAACAAATTCACCGCTTTCTATTTTATGAATTTTACTTTCAAGGCGTTGAAACTCTCTTTCAACTTCTTTTTTATTACTATTAAAAATATAGATAATAATTGCCTCAAGAGTAAAAGCCAGCCATATCGCGATTTCTTTGTATTCCATAGTTATTCCATATCATGCAAAGTTGTTATATCGTAGGCTTCTACTTCCTCTGCAGTGGTCAAAAGATTCACAGCATTTTTTCTTTTTCTGGCTTGCAGATGCTCTATAGTATCTCGTAAATCAATATGATTGCAAATAGACTCTATATCACTCACAGAAAGAGTAACAATTTCATTACCTTCAGTTATCCACTTATAAGTTTTACCACTTTTTTTTGCTGTTTTCCAAACCAACTCCGCTTTAATATCCCTTTGAAAATAATGGTCATTTTCACCAATTTTGCAAAGCACGCTGCGCAACTTGTTTGAATCTCTTTGAGCATTTATTGTCGCTTTTTTTTCTTCTTTTAAATGCAAAATTAACAGAGCATAAGTTTCAGGCATAGATTCAATGTTGATATCTAAAGCTAAAAGCTGCTTTTCCCAATCCTTAAAATTGTCAAAACTGTCCTCAAAAATTTTATTGGTTTTTTTATTGCAAGACCCAATGAAAATATTGGCTACTGAATTTTTTGGGCGGATAGATAGTTGAATATCATCGCCATTTTTGTAAATTTGAAAAATCATATAAGTTAAAAATATTCAATTATAAATACAGCGCCATCACCGCCAGCACCACCATTTCCAGCAGTTCCGCCGTTTTGACAAGAGCCACCGCCACCGCCGCCACCGCCGAATTGCCCACCGGCTCCTCCATTGCCAGCTACAGTTGGCGAGCTTCCGCCACCACCACCGCCAGCAGCAGCAAGCCCAGCAAAACCTCTAGTAGCAATAGTTCCAGCAGTTGCAGCAGTTCCAGCATTTCCAGCAGTTCCGCCCGTTCCATTGGCATTCCATTGATTAAGTCCGCCAGCTCCACCAGTTTGCCCAGCAACCGCACTAACGACCAACCCAGCACCACTTCCACCACCGCCATTAGTTCCAGAATAAGCGCCTCCACTGAAAGCTGCGCCAGTAATTGAACTACCTGCGCCAGAACCCCCTGAGAAACCGTTAGTGGTTGTATTAGATTGAGTCCCAGCAGCCCCAGATCCACCATTAGCTGCATAATTTGCACCAGTACTGCCACCGGCATCGCCAGTAGTTGATACTAATAAATCCGAACCTGCGCCGCCTCCAGAAGATAAAGCTGAAATTTGTCCACCTTGTCCAAAACCACCTCGTCCAGCTCTTAAAATAGAGCCTATAGTAGTTGCGCCACCATTCGACCCAGAAGTGCCAGCGGTACTATTAGAGGAAGCCCCAGCACCACCAGCACCACCAGCACCGACGGTTATTGAAATTGGCGTTGTTAAAGTGCTAACTTGAAATTTACCGTAAGCTTTAGAGCCAGAACCCCCACCGCCGCCGCCAGATGAAGCAGAAGCTAAAAGATGCCTAGCACCACCACCGCCACCGCCGCCACCGCCATAAGCAAAAATGTCAATTACTTTAGCGCCAGCAGTTGGCGTGTAAGAATAAGTATTTGGGGTTGTGTAAGAAATGACATTTGTAATGAAGCCATCAACATATTGTTTTGGAGTTGCGCCCAATGGATTGGTAGGATTTCCTGAAAGAATTAATGATCCAGTCATTGTGTCGCCTGATTTAGCAACGCCACCTATGTCGCTTATTGTAGGCTCTACGCCTGATAAACCTTTATTTTTGTTTGATAATCCACCCATAAGTAAGTAAATGTTTTTATAGCCATCATTTTACATTTACTCATTAAAATTGATAATTGCTAAGATTAATAAAAGAATCAAGATTTTATTTCAATTCTTGATACATATTTTGGAAGAAATTATTCCAGTTTTTCCCTAATTTTTCTTGTGCTGAAGGCATGCCAAAAGTTGCCTCAGTTGCTTTATAACTTTTTTCAAAGAATGAAAACCAGACTGAATCAATTTTGCCGCTCTCCCTAACTAAAGGCTGCCCTGCGTTTGGAACCCCAATATCAACTGATAAATCAGTTTTAATAGTTGACTTAATCTGCTGAAAAAAAGTGTTCCATTCTGGCTTTACAATTCCGTTTTCTTCAATTGGCTGCTGAACGCTTGGGAGGTTAATCATCTTCTGATTCAACCTCTACAAAAGCCCCAACAATTTGAAACTTAGTTGGCTCGCTATAATTTAATCTAGCAATGAAAGAACGAGCTTTCCCGCCTATTTTTGTCCAAAATACCTCTGTTAAAAAAGAGCCTTCTGCGCCTATTGGCTGCCATAATTCATCAGTGTAAGTTTTGCCGCCATTATCAGAGAATCTTCCAACTAATTGGGGATTAATACCTTGCCCTGTTGCAATCCCAACTCCTGTGTCCATCATTACAACAAATTTATTTAAAGAAAGTCTTGCGAAATTCTTAAACATTGTTGTCCCAATGATTTCTCTTTTAATTACTGTCCCATTTTCAGTATAAACATCTGGGTCTAGTTCGTAAATAATTCCAGTTTGGAAATCGCCGACTAAGTTTTTACCGGCAAAATAAGTGTGGCAATTAGCCTTCCATCTTCCATCAGCGCCTTGGTTATCTACACTTTGTCTTTCGTGGAGAAGTTCAGTTGTAATATCATATTCCCAAGTTTTATTTTCACTTGGGGAAGTAAAGCAATAAAACTTATGCCCATCTTGAACATAGGTAAAGCCAATTATGTCATCAACTCTTGCATAATTTTCTAGTTCTTGCGAAAGGGGGAAAGTTGAGATTGGTTTCAATTGGTATCCAATAGTTTGGTAAACAATTCTGTCATTTCCTAAGAAGAAAAATGAATTGTCCATTGTGGCAATTGAATATTTTGAAGCGCAACCTTTTTCAATATAAACACCTTCTTTTCTTTGAAACAAAGGCGAACCCGATCCAGTATTGTAAAATACTTGTATGATATCTTCTTTAAAAAACCAAAGCTCTAAATTGTTTTGATAAACTCTTACTATTTTTGAAGAGTTTGCTTCAACAGTTGCAGCGTTTAAAGCATTCCAACTTTCTGTTTGATTGACATTCGACCATTGAAATTCATTGCTATTAAGTAAAGCCGATATTGTAAATCCATCTAGGGTTGTGACCGAACCTGAATCATTAAAATCACCATCGGTAATTTGAGTTAAAGAAGAAGCGATTGAGGTGCAATAATAAGTAATTCCGTTCGGAAGTTCAATTGTAACTTGATCACCGTTGTCAGTCATTGTGACATTGCCAATTTCTGTAGCAATATTACCTAATAAAGTTGTTGTCTTTGAAGAATCTATTTTATAGACTTTGTCGCCAACTACTACATAAAGATTTTCACCCATTACGCGCATTCCGTAGACAGGTAAAGAAACCCCCGTGTCCTTCCAAACAGTTAAACCAGCAGTTCCTAAAACCATATTGGGAAAAGGGCTTGTTTGAGGGGTTATTTCAGCATAACAATTCAGCATTCTTTCTGCCGAAACTAAGCCGCTTTTCGCCTTATATGAATTTACTCCAAAATGGATTGGTTGCAGCATTATTGATATAGATTGTAGGTTGGCACAAAATAAACTGAATCTTCTCTGTCGTAGCCTTTTAAGTTTCGAAGCATTTCGTCAGCAGTTCTTTTAATTAATTCGGCTTTTGTTTTATCAATTCCATAATCATAAGTTAAGCGAGAAGCTAAACCAAAAGCTAAAGTTTCAGCCCATTCAATTGGAAAATCAGGATTGTCAGTTCCATTGGTAAAATCAAAAAACATTTTCTGAAATGTAAATTTAATTGTGTTGGTTGCGTCATCGGGAGCTTGGTATAAATAGAAAATACCGTAATTTATAAATTTAGCATAGTAAAATTGAGTTGGTTGTCCTGTGACTGTTTTTTGAGAAAGATTAAAATAATCACTTCTTGCCGTTTCATTTAAAGGAGTATCATAGCCTGAAGCATCTCTTCTTCTTGCTGAGGTAACAGCCTCAGGGCAGGTAATCTTAGTTTGATAAACATAAACAGTTGCGCCGCTCGAAACATCATCAGTTAAAGCATTATCTAAGTTAATTGTTGTTCCCGCGACACTTGCGACAGTTGTCCAAAAAATATCACCATCATCTTTCATTACACCAACAAAATAACCCGCAGTAAAACCAGTTGCACTTGTAACTACGATTGCCGTCGCGGCACTTAAAGCCGCTGCGCTTGTTGTTGTTTGGGTAAAAGACTCAGTTGCATTTGCGGTCGAGCCATCAAGAAGGTAGCTTTCTTGTCCAACAGTTAAAAATAAAGTGCCTTCTGCATATTTCCAAAGATAAACCCCTTCACTTTTTAAGCCTTTTACAAACAAGTTTAGGGCATCAGAAGCTTCGTTTACCTCTTCGGCGGTCAAAGCTCTTCCACGGGTCTTGACGCCAAGAATTGACAAAGCTCTACTTATTATGTCGTTTCTTGTTTGTGAAAATGTGTTTGTACCGCTAACTGCCATATTAAATAAGGTTAATGTTAATATTTTCTAAAGCTTGTAATGCGGAAATTGGTTTTTGGTTTTGATCAAAATATTTACCATCAATTAAAATAGCATTTATCTCATTTAATTTAGCTGAGTATAAATCCCAAACGCCAACGTCATTTACGTTGATATGCCTGATTAAACCTACAAAAGCGGCTTTGTTTAGTTCAATTCTGTTATTATTAATATCATTCCAGCCAGAAGTTTCTGAAAAAGAGTTAAGAGAAAACTGGCGCGCAATTAAATTAGGCAAATCAGCGTTTGATAAAGCAAAACTGCAAGAAATATCGCTAACTGTAATTGTGTAAATTTGAGATCCTAAAAGGAGGCGACTTTTTTCTTTTTTAAGTTGAGATATTTTGGCTTGCTTAGTTTGTGACAATAAAACGCTATCAGGCATTATATATTCTTGATAAACTCCCCCGATTACACACATTTGTTTATTCAAAATTTGCGCAGCATCCTCAATCTCAATAAATGGCTCAGGGATCGAATCGTAATTAATTGAATCAGGATAATATCCCAAGACTAAAGTTGTTTGTGGGTTGTAATGTACTTTTATTGTCATTTTATGTAGTTAAATTAATTAATATCCGATTGCTTGCCAGTAATAATTATTAGCTGCATTAGATCTAATTCTTAAAGTAGTAGTTGTTGTAGCAGCAATGTTAGCATTTGCAGATTCAGAAGTAACATCTGCATTTGAAATAGCTGAGGCATTTAAACAAGCCGTTGGAAAGGCAACAGGAAATGTTATTGTAGTATTGTTTGAACTTGCAGAGCTTAGTCCCCATTGCATAATTAACCCATTTGGTAAATATGTATAGCCATTAGTTGTTTTAGAATTAACAAAATTGTTAAATGAACTTGAAATAACTATCCATTTAGATGTGATTGAGTCATATCTTAATACAACAAAATCAGTTGTTAAATCTAAGGTAATATCTCTTGTTGTGGCGTTATTATTCTGAGAATTAAAAATATTTCCCGTGTTATGTTTAATTACTACATTTCTAGCAGCATTTGCAGAATTTAAAATAACAATTTGTCCATCTTGTCCGCCGTTAATTGTGTCTAAATCATCAGTTGCAGCAGCTCCTTCGGTATCCAAAACATAAGAGCTTGAATTGTTGGTTAAAGTTACAACACCAGTCGCAATTGTTAAAGCAGTTGCAGAACCTGATAAAAGCGGTAAAGAAGATGGGTTTAAACAAACAATATCTACTCCATCATTAATACAAAAGTATCTTTGACTTGCTCTTAAGTCGTTAGCTTTCATTGCAACCTTTGTTCCTTGTTGTGTGTATTTTTTCCAATTTAAGGCAGATAGTCCATCAACCGCTAGAGTTGGGGCAGCTCCACAATCTACATGCGGCTGAACTACAAAAGTTTGAGTGTTGGCATAGGCATTAATTGTTGGATTGGCGATTAGAGTAAAGGCTGTTGAAGTTCCCGCAGTTAAACCCCAATAAGAAGTAGGGCGAACATCAAAATCATTTAAAGAAACGGCAGAAGCGGTTGCGCCAACTGGATCAGCTCCAGCTCCATCAACAATATTACCAGACGAATCTTTAACAATAAGTTTAAGCTGTGACAAATCTGAATACCAAATTTCAGGAAAGCGACCATTAGCATCAGAAATAACTGGATTTGTATTTGCAACAGTTAAACCGTCATTTTGGTATGTTGTAACGGGCGTCGTTGTTCCTGTTTGGTAAAAATAATATTTATAACCAACGCCGACTAATCCAGCATTAGTAAATATTCTCGCGATTGGTTCATAAAATCTTTGTGCCATTATTCAGTAGTATTTTCTTGTTGATTATTATTTCCAAAATTTGCCACAAAATCCAAAACATCTTCTCTAATTTCAGGATTAGCGGCAGTGATTGCGGAAAGCCTGTTTAATTGTTTAGGAAGTTGTTTTGGCGTTGCTTGAGAGGTAACGGCAAGCCAGTTAATAAATTTAGGATTAGTCATTAAGTTTGCCGTAAGCCTTCCGCCGCCAATTGCAGGAATTAACCCAGCTCCAGCGGTAGGAATACCGACACTTAAAAGACTAGCTGTTGGTAAAAGCATATTTGACTTTCCTGCTTGCTCTGTGTTTTTAGTAAGCTCTACAACTTTGTTTAAGCGGTTGTAAGCCGTAACTTGCTCAGGCGTAAAGATTGCTTTTTCTGTACCATTCTTTTTAAGAACAGAATATTCAGCCATGAACTTTTGAGGATCAAATACATTTGCTTCAGCGGATTGTGCGCCTTTTTGAGCTAGGCCCATGTCTTTAACTAAAGTTGATCTAACAAAGTCTTTTTGCGGTTCATTCAAAGAACGCATTATTTGACCAATCTTTGTTCCGCCAATTTTAGATTGAGAGGTTGCATATTTATAAATTTCTTCAGGAGTCCCTTTGTCTAGAAGGGGTTGGATATTTTCTTGAATAAATGTAGTTCTTAATCTGTGCGAAGTATTAGCTTTTTCCCAAGCTTGGAGTGCGCTTTGTTTGCCAATTTTATCTAAATCAGAGCGTTGAATATTTGTTTTAATATCTTCTGTTAAACCAGAATAGATTTTGTTTAGAGCAGCTCTTTCTTGAGGCTCTATATTGCCCTGTAAGGCAGTTCCAACTTCACTTCTTAGAGCGGTCAAGCTGTCATAAGGAACCTGCTTTCCTTGGGCAACATTATCTTGGATGTCTGTGATAAATTTATTATATCCGGCAACTTTACCACCGCTAACGGCGCCAGTAATCTGAACCTTTCTATCTTGTAAAGCTTTGAAAGTATTATCCATTGAAACTGGAGTCTGAGCCGGTACAAATTCATCAACTTTTTTATAAAGCTGTTCACTTCTTAAGCGAGATTTTTCAACTATATCTTCAGCGCCTTTTAAAATTTCTTTACCGGCTTGTGTATAAGTTCCGCCTTGTGATTTAGTGACTCCTTGAATCTGCCCAGAAATATCATTTACTTGTTTTTGCAGAGCTTCTGTAATTGGCTTGCCAGCAACAGGAATATCTTTTATAAAGTTTTGTAAGCCAGCAGATTTAGAAACATCCGCAAGAGTTGGATCAATTCCTAAGTCTTGAAATGTTTTTACTGCTTTTGGATCAATTCCAGTTGCTTTTTGCAAAAGTTTTTTAGGAGCTTGGGAAAGAGCGCCAACAGCATTTTGAGCAACCGGAACCGCTTGTTGAACAGCTCCGCCTAATACACCACCGACAGCCGTCCCAATTGCGACATCTTCTAAAGTTTGTGGAATATTAGTTAAATCCTCTGTTTCACCTAAGGCACTTGCGCCGCCAAGCATTGAACCACCTTTAACGACCGTAGAAAATCCTTCTCCTGCGAGATTAGTACCTTTAAGCATCTTGCCCGCAACGCCAACGTCAGAAAACATTTGCCCAGCAAAAGAAGTTAGCGGTCGGTCTTGTCTGGCTTTTTCTAGTTTAGCTCTTTCAGAAGTTCTCGCTTCTCTGTAAAGGTCGCCAATATCAATATCTTGAGTAGCCGCACCACCAAATAGTTTAGCAACACCAGCAGAAATACCTGCTTTAATTTCATCACCAAAACCAAGGGGGTTTGTTGCGGTTGTGAAGGCTGCTTCACCCATTGACATCTCTGGCTGACTTTCGTCTTTGATCAAACCTCTTCTGATAGCTTCATCATATAAAGGCTTTTTATCAGCTGGTAAAATACCTCTGCGATTGGCTTCTTGTATAAGTTCTAGTTGGTTCGGCTTCATTAATTGCCCCCACTTAAAGAATTAAGAAGATCCTCGTCTGACATATCTCTTGCAGAGTTAAATAAGGTCTGTTTTTTATAGTCAGTCCCTCTCACGCCATATGGATCCATCGCTTTTTGCACTGAAGCAAATTCCTTATTCAATTGATTTAGCTTATATTTAATAGTTTCTTCTTCGTCACCAAACCTAGGAATTAATTTTAAAAATCTTTTTTCTTCATCTTTATTAATAGCCCCGCCAGAACGCATACGCCCAACTAAATCAGATAAATTTTGTCTCCTTGTTTCAAGAAACTGTGCGTCTTCACTAGCCATAACATTCGGCAAAATTGATCCAGCTGCGGCTCTGCCAAATTTAGCCTTTTCAAAACCACCTGTTTTTGGATTAAAAAATTGGTCTTTTAATTGAGCAGCAATATCTAAGCCACCTTGTGCAAGACTAACAACTTTTGCACTTTCTTGAGAAAGCGGCTTAGTTCTATCTGCTAAATTTTGCCCTACATTTTGTTGGTAAGATTTATATGCAGTAGGAGTTAAGCCTAGTTTAGACATGTTTTCATTTTCTTGCTCGGCAATAGATAATTCAATTTCACCTTTACGAAGGTCTTGCTTACCCTTTTGAATATCAACGCCATATTTAGCTTGTTGCAAGCCTTCAGTTTTGATTTGAGACGATTGATATTGTTCTTTTAAGTCTTGCTCTCTGCCTTTTAAGCGAGAAGATAGGCGTTTAAATTCTAGTATTGATTCAAAAGATTTATCGGAAGGTAGAGGCAATTCTTTTCCTGTTGCCTCGCGATATTCGCTGTGCATTTGCTCCCATTTTTTTTGAGAAAAAGCGTATTGCGGCATTGAAGCGTAAGAATCTAAAACTCTTGCTCCTTGAACATCATTATAATCTTGTTGCTTTCTTATTCCTTCCGCACGAACAGGGTTTAACCCAGCAAGTCTTTGGAGGGCATTTATATCACCAGTTGAAGCCGTTTCTGACAAAATGTTTTCAGCTTGAGCTTGTGCAAATTTTGTTTTATTAATATGTATTTCTTGTTCGGCAGCAAGAAGCTGTAATTGATTAGCTTTTGCTTGCTGACCAAACTGATAGCCTTTAAGAATATTACCTACATAATCTGGGGTTTGTTGTTGAATTAATTCTGGCATTAATTATAGCTTGAATATAAATTAGTATTTGGTGCCATTTGATTATTCATAGAATTATTAATTCTTGCGGCATTATACTGTCCACCACCTGTTGAGGTAAAGCCAGAAGGTGATTTTGGTTGTGAACCCATGCCTTGCATCCCCATTCCAAACATAGTACCGCCAATTTGGCTCATTCCGCCACCAATAATATTTCCCATTTGAGCATCTCTATTAGCCATAGCCATTCCTTGACCCAAAATACCTTGTTGGGAAGCATTTGCCATATTAGTGCTAGCCATCATTTCAGCATTACCCATCACTGTTGCAGATTGCTGCCCCATATTACTTAGGTTTTGTAAATATCCAACTTGATTGCCAAATTCTTGCGAAGCTGTACCTTGAGCATATTCTTCAAGAGCTTTCATAGCTGCGCCTGATTTTAAGCCGCCTTTTGAAGCTAGTAGATTTTGAATTGAATTTTGGCCTTGATTTAAACGAAATTGATAGCCAGGGGTTTGTTCTAGGCGATTCTGCGTTGTTGTGGGATCGCCTGTAAGATATTGTTGAAGCAAGTTTAATCCACTTCTTCCAGCTTGCTCATAAGGTTGTTGATATTTTAAAACTTTATCTTTACCCCTACGCATCTGTAAAAGGTAAGCATCCATTGCGTTTGCTTGTGCCTTAGACGCTTTTTTAGATGATTTATTCCCAAAATAACCTTGGGTAGCCATGCCACCACCAATTAACGCTGCTCCACCTATTGCTACTGCTGCGAAAGTCATTTTAAGCCTCCAATAATTTTGATTTATCAATCCAAGATAAATCGCTTTCATGCACCAATTCTTTTTCTAAATCTTCAACTACGGCATGTTCGCTTTGATGGATAGTAGCCCAGATTGTTTCCTCGTGGACATAAATCAAACGCTTTGTTCCTGCTTTTGAAATCCATGTTGCAGGGGCTTTTATGCGAGTTACTCCATCTAAAGTCATAATTGTTACATCGCCTTTAGATAAAATACTAGTATGGTCAAAATTATGAACTTTACCAGTTAGAATTATGTCTTTAGGTAGGGTTATTTGACGAGTGTATGTTTTGTTGCAGATAAAATGTTCTAGGGGCAATTCTTTTGCTGCCTGCTCTGTGCCTTCAAAATAGTTTTTGAGGTAATATTCTGCTAGTTCTATTTTCTGTATATTAGATAAAACTGAGACATCTTGATTGTATTTGTCCGCCATTACTGGCAAGTTAAAGCAAGCACTATCCTCAGTTTTTTTTGCTAAATCTTCATCTAATATTGTTAATGGCTCGACCATGTCTATTTGAGTGTTTTTCGCTAGCAATCATCATTTACTCAAATATTGCTTAATTATTAATACTAATTTTTTTAAACAGCAAGAATTATTTTTTCTTGCCGCCTTTTTTAGTTCCGCATTTTTTCATATTTTTTTAGCCTCCTTAAATGATTTGTTAAAAAAATCTCTAGTCATAGTTCTATATTTAAAAATAGAAATATTTTCAGTTCTTCCAGTTTTAAAATATCTAGTTACAAAGCCATCTTTATCTGGCAAAGGTTTTACAATTTCCAAAGAAACTCTTTTGTCTCCGATTCTTTTAATCTCAAAAATAATTCCGCTCATGTACTTTTTTGTTGATCTAACAAAATCAAGTTTTTTTATATAGTCTTTTTAATCATAATTAGGCACTGGCACTTCAATAAAAGTATCTGTTGTTTCTGGTCTAGCGTCAGGTATTGCTTGAGGAGTTGGATAAACAATTGGGGTGTCTTGAGGTTGCCTTCTTCTCCAAACTTTACTCCAAACCAGTTTGCCGTCCCATTCGAGACGGCATTCTGATCGCCATTTTTTAAACCCAGTTCTGTCGCAAATGACTCTGTAATCCATTCTAGTTTACCTGAATTAATAAAGCAGCCCCAGAAGAATAAGAGTTAATTTTAACTTTCATAGCTTGAGGAACGGCAATATAGTTTCCGTTTTTAGAAGTGGTAGCATTAACTAAAGCTGAATCATCATGATCTAACCAATTAAAAACTCTATTGGTTAAACTTTGAATATCATCATTAGTTTGCTGAACGGTATAACTAATAGTTCCTGTTACAATAAAAGTCAATCCGATTTGTCTTTCATTTCTATCGGAATAACTTCTTTTGGTAGGAATTATTTGAGAAATAGCTTCGTCAACCGCGCCAGCTTTGGTATTAGTGCCAACAGCTCCATTTGCAGAAATACTTTGAACTGAATAAAAATAATTCGTTGTTTCTACAGTGTTGTTGTTAGGCCCAGCAATAGTTTCAGAAACGAGAATTGTTTTATTTCTGTCTTCATAGCCAGAAATAGTAAAATTCACTCCCGAAATATTGCCAGTTGATGCAAAACCAATTTGTTTGGCAAATAAGTCTGGCGTAACCCATTCGCCACTAACAACTCCAGCCCCGTTAAGAGTGAAGTTGCCAGCGCCGCCTAGCGTCTGATTTTGGAAAATTCCATCATCATCAACATCGGCTAAATCCATGTTTATCTCTATTCTACGCATGATTTGCTCCTGATTTATCTTTCTTTAGCTGCAAACACATAATCAACAGACAAAGTTTTAGCTACAGCTTCGCCGTTTTGAATACCAAAAGAGATAGTCAGTTCTTCGTCATCAGGAAGGTTGGTAGTCGCCAATTTCCCTAGAACAGTTGGATTCAAACTATTGGTTGAAGCGGCATAAACTACCTCATCAACGCCATTATAGTAGAAACCTACGGTAATGTAAGTTGCAGCCACAACAGTAGCAATTGCGGTTGCAGTCGATGCAGTTGAATCTTTTACAACAACGAAATCTAAGTTAGCATCTCCGTCATCCTTTCTGAAATAAACGCCATCAGTCACAGCCAATGGAGTTGTATCGGTAATTTGAAGACCAATAACAAAATCAGATTGTGTTGCATCAGAAACCGCAAATCTAGCTTTAAAAAACAATTTCTTTCCAGCTTCAAACTTAAATGATTCACCAACTTTTTGCAAAGCATTTAAATCATCGTCTGCTGCTGAGTTAGTAAGCAAAAGAACGCCACCATCAACGTTAGCCAGTGCTTGAGTTGCGCCAGCTTGAGTTTCAGTTACAACCCATTCGTTTGCATGATAAGTATCAAAATCATCAAAGTAAGTGTGCATTTGGGTTGGATCCAATTGGATCATTTGTCCCAAAATGTTTTGAGCGGTAATATTATTAACGCCTTTGGTAAAATTTGTAGATGTCATAAGTATGTGAAATTTAATTGTAGGGGGAATTTCACCCCCTTTTACCCAATAGGACAACAGTTAAAGGAATTAAACGCCTTCAGAAGCGAAGTAACCACGAGGATCAGTAACTCCGATTGCGTATGAAGTCATCATTTTGTATTTCTCGTCACCAGACTCGAAAGCGCCATCGTTGCTAAATTCACCTTGAACAGCAGTAATCATTTTAGCACCTTCTGGAGCATCGGTTTTAATGTAGTAAGCATCATTTGAAGTCAAATGAGGATTTACAACGATACCATCAGAGAATAGGCCCATGTATTTCATAGCATTAATATCGTTATTAGCGGTATTAACACGAAGTTGAGATTCAAGGATGCGAGTCGCTTCAAACATTAAGGCAGATGGAACTTGAAGAAGAGTTGGTTTAATTCTTGCTTTGATTCCCCTGTCGTTGTTTGTTTCTTTAATTTGAGTGCATAACTCTTCTAAAGCTTCTTCGCAAAGATCTTGCGGAGTTGCTAAAGTGTTAGAGAAGGCACCAGCACGACTTGGGTGGTCAGTAGCAAAGAATTTCTTGCCATCGCCGAAAGTATAGTTTGAATCAAAGCCATTGTTGAAAAGATTTGCAACATCAACTTCTTTAGTCTCACGAAGAGAAGAAGAAAGATATTCGTTACCTTTAGCAACAACATCAAGATACTTACTAAACTTACGAGCTTCCCAAGAAACTTGGAAACCCAAAGCGCGAGTTCTTTGATTGTAGGTTGAAACGTATCCTTGAGTCATTGAATCATAAGAAACACCAGCACCTTCGTTTTTAGTATTGAAAAGGCCAAAAGGACTTACCAATACGTCTCTGTCGAATTGCTCGTCAGTAGTTGACATTTTAACCAATTTAGCGGCTAAAAGATCGTCTTCTGTGTAAGAACCCCAGTAAGTAGTAATACCGGGTTTTAATGAAGTAGGAATAGTTCCTGTTACAATAATAGACATTTTTTAAATAAATTTTTAATTAATAATTAGATACCAGCTTTGCCGTTGGCTTCTGTATGATTGTTGATAATAACAACCCATTTAGCGTGCTGACCAATAGCATTTTCAGGAGCGTCAAGAAGACGTTTGATTTTCAATTGATAAGTCGCATCAGTTGCTGGGGTGCTAGTGTCTAATTCAGCGCCAGACAAGCCAGTTGCAGTTGAGCCAGATTCAGCATAAACCACGTTAGCGTTTAGACCAACAGAAGTAACAGCTAAAGCAGTTCCGGCAGATTCTTCTTGAATTAAAAATTCTTGGAATGGGCTATCAGCAACAATAGCAACTCTTTCAGTTGAAGCTGTGTTGTAGCTTAGACCTAAGTTGCTTGGGATAGCCAAGAAACCTATAATAACACCAGTAATTGGGTTAGTATCGCCAGCAGTTGCTTTATTAATTTCTGGCAAAGAACCAGGATTAAAATAACGACCAGCAGAAGTAACTGCAACAGTGTTAGAAGTACCAGTTTTTACTACAGGGTCGCCGATAAACAATGCAGTTGCATAACTTGCAGGAATGTAATAATAGTTTTTAGGAATCTCCACAAAAGGAGAGTTCTTAAGCGGCGTTAAGCCAGCAGGAGTATTAGCGTTAGCCATAGTTTATTTAATTTTGTCTTGTTATGAATTTTTGTGAATCTTGCTTTACATAAGTCGAAGAATTGCTGCCCAAATCAACATTTTGCATTTTTTCTAAAGCTTCTTTGTTTTGGTCTTCAATTCTTTGTTTATTATCTCTCTCAATTTGAGCGTCCATTTCCTCAGAAATTTCCAAAGCGTACCTCATGAATGTTTCGCCTTGTTTGTTTGTGCCACCTCTTATTGGAGCAATTTCAATGCCGTTTTCATCGGTAGCTGGTCTGTAACCCAAATCAATCAAATTTTGAATGCGATTTGGAATGTTAGAAGAAACCCATCTGCGTTTAAAACCTGGTTTTTTAGGCAGGTCAGAAATCGCGCCGCTTCTTTTTAAAGAAGTACGAGGAGTTCTAATAAATTCTTTTCCATCTGGCAATTTTACCACCTCAACATCTCTATTAGTAGGTCTTGCCGCTCTTGAATCATCAATATCTAGTCTTTCAAGAGAATGTGTTTTTTGATTTCTATTTGCTTCTTTCATGTTTTTTCCTCAATTTATTTAAAATATTCTTTAATGGCTGTTTGTTGCATTTTGGCAATTTTATCTTTGTCAAAATTATACCTTTTAGCGAAAAACTCGCAGCTTTTTTTAATTTCTGCTGGTAGATCGTTGTAAGAGTTTTGTTTTCTAGTATTTTGCACTCCCCTTACTCCAGATTCAACTCTAGGAGCTTTGGAAACGCCTAATTTATCACTAAAACGACTTCTAATTTCGTCACTTACTAAATCCAGCCTTTCTTCCAAAGGAATTCTTTCTGATAAAGTGCCAAAATATGCTGCCGCAGAAGCCTGCAGAACCTTATCTTCATGAAACCAAGTATTGTCAGCAGTCCAATTATCAAATAGGACTTTTTCATCGCGACTAATTTGATTTTTAGGTTGTTCAATTTCAGGCTCTTCAAAAGAAATTTTATTTTTCTCAAGTTCTAAACGCTTTTTTTGAATAGCTCTAACCTTAGCAACATCGCCTTCTAAAATAGCCGATTCCTCAGCTTCTTCTAAAGATTGAAACTTATTTTGAGTCTTTTCTTCGTAAGCAATTTTTTGGACATTTAACATAACGTCCATTTGTTTGCGAAGTTCATTTACTTGTTTTTCAAGAGCAGTATTTTCAGAAGCTAATTTCCTATTTCTTTCATTTAAAACAGGAGTATGTTGTTTTTGAAAAGCAAGAAATTCGGCAGCTGTTTTATATGGTTTAGGAGTTCCGTCTTTATTTAGTCCTCTAAATAATTTTCCTTTCCAACCACCAGCCCAAGCTTCTTTTTCTTCATCAGTTAAAGTGTCATAATATTGTTTTTCTTTATCAGATCTAAATTTTACATTAAAATCAGACTCTAACCCTTCTTCAGTTTCAGCTTGCGCTTTGGTTTCAATTTCTGATTCTGACTCTTCCATATCTTCAAAAAGAGGGTTAGAAGGCACTTCTTTTAATCCAAAAAGTTTTGAATCATCTACTGTTGTTGATTGGTCAATTACTGGCATATTTCCTCATTTGTTTGTATTGCTAAAATGTCTCTGTCTAAAATAGTGCGATATTCTTTTCCGTCTTTTGTTTGTTCTTTTGTTAGTCTGTAACCACAATAAGAAGGGATAATAATTTTATCCCCAATACTCGGTTTATCTTTCCAAGTGCCTTCGTCAAAAGCCTTTGCCCCAAAATCAATAATTGTAGCAATTGTTTTGGCTTGCTGCTGGTCATCTATTGATGAAGATGTTAAAATTATTCCACCCTTCGTCTTTTCTTCTACTGCATCCGGTAAAATTAGAATCCTATATTCTAGAGGCTTCCATCCAGAAGTATTTTTAATTTCTTTACTCACTCAAACCTCCATGAAATAAATTCAGCAATTCCGCTATTGCATTCTCGTCTTTTACGCCAAAGTAATTAGAAATTTGTTCTAATGCTTCGCAACCACCTAAGGCACTTATTACAAGGTCTTTGTTAAAATTTCCTTGTTGTCCAATATAGTTATGGGACATATTATCTAGCAATTTAACGCGTGAATTCATTAAAATTCTTTTAAACTTTAATGCTGTTGGATCGTTCAACCAATCCTTTAACTCTTTCATTTCGATTTGACTCATTTTTTACTCAGATTTATTAATATTAAATATCAGCAGCGGTTTCATCCTCCTTTTCGATTTCTTGCATTGTTGTAGGAATTTTAACTTGCTGATTCTCTAGCTTTGCTAGTTCTATTGCCGCTTTAAATCTTCTATCTTCTTTGCGGTCTTTCATTTCATTTTGTCTTGATTCGGCGTCAATCATATTATCTAAAACATCTAATTTTTCTTTTGTTTCTGCCATCTCGGTATCTTTAACTAATTTACCAGCTTGTGCGTAGTTTACTAATACTTCAGAATCTGTTTTAGCTGATTCTTTTTGAAGTTTAATTTGATCTAATTGGAATCTATTAGCTTCGTTCTGCATATCGCCTTGTATTTTAAGGCGTTTAGTTTCTTCTTGCGCCATAGCAACTTCCATTACTGGATCGGGTTGTGGTTGCGGAGGAATTACGAATTTATCAAAGTTTTCAATTCCAGCGGTTTCAAATACTGTTCTATGCAGCAAGAATTGATCAACCATAGGAGAGCCAATAAAGCCCATTAAGAATTGAGCCTTCGCATATTTTTGCATTGAAATGACATTTTCAGGGTTTGCAACTGGCACAATGTCGTAACCCTTTAATGAGAAGTCTTCTTTAACGCTTGGGCTTTCAAATAACTTAATGTCTAAAATTTCGGCGTATTTCTTTTGAGTTAAATATTCTGAATCTAGTTCGTAAAATATGTTTATTTCTTGGCGCAAAGAATTGTAAATCCGCATGAAAACAGACTTAAATTGCTTCTGCCCTTGTTCAGCCATTCCCATATAAGTAGTGGCCGCAATATTTCCCGCGTTCTCACCAGTCAAAACATCTCTTAAAGAGCCTAATTCTTTTCCTGCATTGACCAAGAACTGCATCAATACAAATAAAGTTTGCGAAGGCTCTGGCGTTGGAAGAGGCACAATCGCATCTCTAATGTTGCCACCAAAGCTATCAACCATCTTCCATTCAGAAAGTCGAAAAGGTTTCATTCCTCCAGTCATATTTAGAGACTTAGAAATAAAACCGCCACCAGTATTTTGAAGCGTTCCAGCATCTGTCAATTGATTAATCGAACTATTGATTGCTGAGTTAATGTTAAACAGTAAATGACCTAACCCAACGCCATAGAAAGAGCCATCAGGTGAGGGGGTAAAGATATAGCGCACAAAAAAATTGATTGCTTTAATGCTTTGGATCTCGCCCTTCTTGTTTTTTTTAACATTTTTTGCGTGGAATCTTTTGACTAATTTAACAAGTTGATTTGAAGCTTTGTGAATTACCGCAATATAAGGCTCTGCATAGCCATCATTATCTAAATCGAATCTTGTGTGTTGCTCTAAGAATATAACTAAACCAGCTTGCGATTCGTCAGAAGTTTTTTTCTCGTCATTCTTATCAAGCCCGTTGGTGTCGGTTGCGGAATCTTGAGCATCGGGATCAAAATCAAAATCAATATAATCGCCAGAGCGAATTGAGGAAACTACATCTTGCGGATATTTCTCAATAATATGAGTTACAGGAGCTTCAAAGGAAGGTGCAAAGTCGTTTAAGATTAATTTATCAGGATAAACTAAATTAGAACAGATCTTCTCTTCGTTTGAGTCATAATAATCTTTTTTAAACATCGTGCCTAAAGAGCCAAGAGCATTAAACAACGCGTCCATGTCTTGCTCAAAGTTCTCTACTTCTTCATTCAACTGATAGTTCATAACAGTTGAAACTCTTTGGCCGCGCTTAAGTTTAGCGCCCACATTTTGTATAGCTGGCAAGCCTGTTTCATCAAGGGTAGCAATAGAGCCGTCTTCATTAAACATCTCGTTGCCTTCCACATCCTTCATCACCTCACCATCATCATTGCCAACAACTTTGGCCTTAACAATGTTTCCATCTTTAAAGATTTCAGGATAACATTTAGCAGCGAATTCAACGCAAGCTGTGGAAATTAAAGGAAAGATAACATTTGAAGAGCCTTCAAAAGGAAAGGAGCGCTTCTCTGATTGTGAGAGAGTGTAGCGGATAATTTGTTGAAGCTGTTTTTGTTTTTCGCTTCTTGATTGTAAATCTGTATTGTATCGAGTGTTGACTTTGCCAGCAATAGACGCGCGCATTTCTTCAGACAATATTTCGGCAATATTATCTGTTTCTAAGATAGTTTTAAAATCTAAATATTGGGCAGCGTCTTGAGTAAGCAAGGTTATTTTTGCGTTTTGTTTACAATGCATTTACTCAAGTTTAGTGAAAGTAGCAGGATTTTAACCTGCGAAAGCTTGCGCTGACTCTGATTAAGAGTTTCCTTTAGGACCCTTGGATATACTTTCAAACCAAGTAAATTCATTAAAAAATAAATGTCAAGCGTTATTTAATACCCCGTTATTGAATTTCTATTACTTGCATTCAAATACTCTTCATAAGCCCAGTCATCAACAAAGCCTTTTTGTTCTTGTGCGTAAGTCTCTAGTCGATGGATTGAAGCTGCAAAAGTTTGGAACGCATCAGCGCCGTTTGAGTTGATATCATGCAACGGCTGATCCATAAAGCATCCAAGCTTGTCATTAAACTTCTTGCGATATTCTCTAAGCCTTCCAATACCCGTTTCGCATCTCTTCTGATCAAACCAGCAACGCGCAATGATTGTTCTTGCTTCGTTGATTGAGTCCATTTTGTTTTGCGCTCTCGTTATCTTCTCGAATCTAAAGCCAAAGTTCTTTGCAATCTCTATTCCGTCCTTGCCGTCATAATAACTTCTTTTGCTTATGTCGTGCGGTGCAAAGTGATTGCCGTAGTTATATCCTTTGTCTTTCAAAATCTTAAAGTAGTGAGGCAATGGCTCTTCGCTCATCTCGTAGTAATCAACTAAGGTGAAGTCGAAGCCTTTCTTCTGATAGAACCAAATACAAGTTGTGTCGTTAATCCCTAAATCCCATGCAGTATGCACCGGAAGATTCTGGTCAATTCCAACTCTCCCGATCCTTCCATCTTGTTCTGCTTTGATTAGCTCTTTGCTCCAATAAGCTCCAACAATAGCTTTTTGGAATGCTTCTTTGCTATTACTCGGGAACTCTTGCTTCATCAAGTCGCCTTGCGTTTCTTCTTTCTTGCAATACCAAGTCTTCTGCTGCTTGGTGAGTTCAATCCCTTCGTTATCAAGTTCTAAAAAATAATCATTTTGCTTGTCGTTAAAGTGATAGTCAGCGACCATCTTATATTTCCTGTCTTTCCACCATCCGAAGAAATGAAACTTCCAATCTAACGGCGTTAGCTCCTCTTTCATTCTCATCTTTCTTTCTGCAACATCACACAGATTGAAGAAGTGACCGCTTGCCCCTTGCGCCGTTGATTCAATTACAATCTGTTGTCCTTGGTGAACTGTGTTGAGTGAACCAGACATTATTTCTTCTGCTTTGTCAGGACTCTTGCGGCATATCTTGCCAAACTCTGTAATGTGCAAGCGTTGAACTGTACCCGACCTTGCACTTGTAGTGACAGAATAAGAAGAGCCATTGCTAAAGCGCATGATTTCAGTTGAATCAGTCACTAACTTGCGATGCTCTCTTATCTCTGCCGGTAATCTATCATAAGCATATCTCGCTTTATCTCTAAGTAGTTTCTTCGCATCTTCTAAGTCATCACCAATTAAAACGGCTGTGATGTTTGAGTTAAACAAACAATCATCAAGATAGTTGATGCAATAAAAGGTTGTAATCCCTAATTGGCGGGCTTTAAGAATAATGTTGAGAGGGTGCTTCTCTTCAATTAATTCGCTTTGTGCTTCATTACAGATAAACTTAAACTCTCGCCCGTTCTCATCTTTGCAATAGTACAAGTTGGACATGCGCCAAGCTTTGCTACTTAATAGTTCAGTTAGTTTTCTTTTTTTTTCTTCTACTTGATTATTCACAATTAGCTAAGTCATTATTAGCAAGCATTTCTTCTAACATCTCAACAGCAACAAGTCTTTTAAAATCTTCTCGCTCTTCAATCACTGCAAATCTTTTATCATCTGTAAATCTAATTATTTCAAAAGATTTGGGCAGACTTGCAAGATTCATCACATAACTTGTAACGCTTAAATTTTTCATTTTGTTATTTATTCTTCTTGAATTGATCTAATGCTTCTGCGCTATGCTTCACAAATTCCAACAGAAATTATTTTTATTTTAGTTTCTAACTTTCTGTTAAATTGAAAGTTCAGAAATTCCACCAACTCTTCATCATTGAAATTTCCTTCGTATTCAGCGAACCCTTTACCAATAGCAGTTGTTTTAATGTTCTTATCAGTAAGAACTCGATCACCCATTTCTTGCCAAACAATTCTCATTTTCATTTCCTCAATTGTTGTTTATTCTTAATCGCAAACTTGAATGTATCTACAATCTTGCGCTATGTTTCATCTTAACTATTCATTTTCGACGGCGATTTAAGAAACTGATATCCAGCTTCATATCCGAAGCCTATTTCTTTCAAAAGTCTTTCTAGAATAATGCTAGGAAGTTCCTTTGCTTTTAATACACTTGAGATCGAAAGCAATTCTTTTGCCGCCTGAAATTCTTTAGAATCTTCGTAGATGTGAATAAATCTGTAATGAGTTGAGTAATCTTTGTGATTGTTATTTATCGACATGCATATCTTTGGATATTGTTCAACATATTCCAACTCAATTTCAGAGTTCAGAATATTATTTAAAACTGCTTCCGCATCAGATTTATTGTGAAATGTAGTGCCAAAAGTTAACTCATAAAGATTCCCTTCTTCATCAGCATAAAATGAACTGTGGACTGCTCCAATCCCCAAAGGCTGTACTTCGATAATAGATTTTTTGGGGAAGTCTATTACAAATTGTGTTGGAGTAGTTTTGATCTTTATTTTAATAGTTTTATCCATATTTCCTCAATTTATTTATTGTTATCAATTTCTTGTAAAACTTCATCAAGCCAAGAACTAGTTGAACTCGTGTCTTTTACTTCAGCTTGAATCTTTGTTGAATCACCAAACTTACGCGGATTTTTCTTTGCAGCTAGCCAGCGATAATGAGAGGCAAGCTCTCTTTGTCTTGTTACACTTGCCTGCGTGTCATCAGGTTGAATTTGCAACAAAGATAATTCTGCTTTTTGAGCGATTATATCGGCTGATTCTTTTTGTGCTTCGCGTGCACGCGCGGAATACTCACTGTTTGCGATAAAATCAGACAAATATTTCGCATGAACACAATACTTTTTTTGAATCTCTTCATAGCTCTTCGCTTGTCTAAGCATCTCAATCACATCATCAGCACTTTCAACTAAAATCTCTTTTTGTGTTTTCTGCGTTTTCTTTTTCATCTCAGTTAATCATTAGTTTAGCCGCGCCAGCTTTCGCTTTGTCGCTATTAATAATATCGAATATTATTTGAGAATATACAGCAGTATTATAGCAAGTCTGCTATTCTCATCGCGCGGAACTTTGTCAAGTTATTTCTTTATTGTCAAGCACTATTTTCAAAATAATACACTCCAAACTATTTCCACATTATCTACATTATTCTCTTGACATCCACTATTGCCTAGTCTCCACAAATTCCCTCTCTTCCTTACTGTCTCATAATGCTACACTTTATTATTAATATTAAATAAATATAAAATAACTATTAAATATATATTGACACTTCAAAAGATATCCTTCATAATGCTTTTAACAAATTCAGAAAAGAATTTGGAAATAACAAAACAAACAAACAGGGGCAAATATGATTAAAAATAATATTGCAAAAGCACAAGATTTAATCACTCAAATTTTAGAATTTCCATGCGTTGATAATGTTGGCAAAAGTGGAAATTATTTTATTTGTGAGTTTAATTATATTGTTGAGGAATTGGCCGGAAT